AAAGCAAGTTCTTCTTGAGCAAGAAGAAGAAGAAGAAGAAGAAAACGTTTGGTATACAGATGAAGAAGATTTTAATTTTAGATTATTTAAAGCATTTGGTGGGGATTCTGAAAAATTTGCAAAATATCATAATAAGTTTTATGAAAAGATTGTTGTTGATGGTGACTTATATTTAGAAGGCACAACAATAGCATTATTACCAAATAATTTTGTTGTTAATGGTAATTTTATGTTAACAGATACTGAAATAACTTCCTTACCGGAAAATCTTTTAGTATATGGTGCATTATCTTTGGAAGGAACACCAATTCAATCATTACCAGATAACCTTATAGTTGGTGGTTCATTAAATCTTGAATATACAAAAATAAAATCATTACCAGAAAATCTTTATGTTAAAGGTGATTTGTTTTTAGAAAACACATTAATAGAATCATTACCAAGCAACCTCAAGGTTAAAGGCTCAATTTGGATTTATGATACCCCATTATCGGAAAATCATGATTTATTTTTTGATTATGAGGAAATGTATGGTTTTAAATTTGTATTACGGTCATCTCATGATGATGAAAATATTGACATAGAATTGGAAGACGCTGATGATGATATTGATTATGGTGAAGTTGATGGTGATTGGGGTGTGCTGGAATAAAATGAGCAAAAGTCTTGTTTTTTTAGTTATTTTTCCTATTTTTTAGGAAAACATAATAAAATGGCACTCAAGAAAAAAGAAATCACATTAGCGGATATTAAGAATAAGTTCTCGACAAAAACAAAATATAAAGAAACGGCATTCTATAATTGTGGTGAAGCGTTCTTGGATGCTTGTGGTTTACCGGGACCGGTGATGGGTTCTATAAATACCTATCTTGGTCATACAAATACGAGTAAGACGACCGCATTAATTTTAGCTGCCGTAGACGCTCAAAAAAAGGGACATTTACCAGTTTTTATAATAACTGAAAAAAAATGGTCTTGGGAACATGCGGTTGAATTAGGTTTAGATGCCCAACAAGAATCCGATGGTACTTGGAATGGTTCATATATTTACAACGATTCGTTTGATTATATTGAACAAGCAACAGATTTCATAAATGAGCTTTTAGACGCACAGGAAAAGGGGGATTTACCATATAATTTATTATTTTTGTGGGACTCAATTGGTAGTATTCCGTGTAAGCTCACATTTGATGGTGGTGGTGGGAAACAACATTCTGCTGGGGTATTAGCAGATAAAGTAGGAATGGGTATTCATTCTAGAATTTCCAAATCAAGAAAAGAAAACTATCCTTATATTAATACAATGATTTTCATCACGCAGCCTTGGGTAGATCGACCAGATAATCCTTTTGGTCAGCCTGAAATTAAATGTAAAGGAGGGGAAGCTATTCCGCTGGCAAGTTCAATTATATTTTTATTTGGTAATCAAAAAAAAGGGGGCGTTAATCATATTACAGCAACAAAAAACGGTAGAACAATATCTTTTGCCGTCAGAACAAAAATTTCAGTTTTAAAAAATCACATTAATGGAATTTCATTTAAAGATGGAAAAATAATCGCAGTCCCCCAAGGCTATATTAAAGATAATCCGGAATCTATTAAAGAATATAAAACCAAGTATTCCAATTATTGGAATAAAATATTGGGAGGAAACACTGGTGATGATTTAGAATTAACTGAAAGTGCTGGAGAAGAAAATGATATTGAAATATAAAAATAGAAATAGTATGACTTTTTCAAAAGTTCTTGATATTTATTAGTAGACATGGGAAGAAAGAAAAAAATAGAATCAGATAAAAAAATTAAAATAGGCGTATCAATAGATCCCGATATTCCAACCTTTTTTAAAACCAGACATATCAATATTTCTTCCTTAGTTAATAAACTATTGAGAGATTATATTGAAAATGGAAACAAAAATTTGTTGTAGATGTAAAATAGAACAAAATATATCGGAGTATACTAAATTAAAAAGAACTAAAGATGGACTTAATAATTCTTGTAAAACATGTGTTAAGAAAAAATCCGCAATTTATTATTTAAATAATAAGGATAAAGTTGTTGTTCAATGTAGACGATGGATGAAAAAAAATCGTGATAAAGTTCAAGCCGCATCTAAAAGATTTAGAGATAAAAATCCTGAAAAAATTAAAGAAATTAATCGCAGGTCAAAAGAAAAGAATAAGGAAAAGATAAAGCTTCGATTAAGAGAGTGGAGAGAAAAAAATAAAGAACATATTAAAGAATATAAGAAAATACATCGTAAAAAATATAAAGAAAGAAATATTGAATTACGTGCAATAAGACGAAAAACGGATTCTCTTTATAACTTAACAAATGCTGTTCGATGTAGAATTAATGAGTATGTGAAAAAACTTGATATTATCAAACGGAATAAAACCTTTGATATCGTTGGTTGTACTCCACAAGAACTTAAAGAACATCTTGAATCACAATTTAAAGATGGAATGTCGTGGGAGAATCGTAATGAATGGCATATCGACCACATAATTCCATTGTGTTCAGCAACAACCGAAGAAGAAATGTATAAACTATGTCATTATACAAACCTTCAACCATTATGGGCAACAGAAAACATCAAGAAAGGTGGAAAAATTTTGTAGTTAGATAAATTTTCTTTATCTTTGCAACCTAATCCATAATATAAATGATTAAGAAAAAAAATAGCGTTAATATAACAACCATTACGCGCAAAATTGAAGTTGTTCCAATCATCCATGTTGACGCTATGGATGAATTAGATAATATTTCCGATAAAGTAGAATTAAAAAAACTTAGAAAGAAAATTGATGAGGATGTAAAATTAAAGAAAAATGAAATTTATAAAACTATAAGGTTTTGGAAAAATCTTGTTTATAGAGCTTTCAATAGGGGGATGACTAGTTTAATGGGTTTAACACACATTACTGATTACAATATTCTAAAAGATGAGCACGAAAAAGACTTTTTATTTAAATTAAATAATGATCCTGATGGTATTTTAAATACGTCTCTTCAAAATGTTCCATATAGAGTAATTGTTAAAGATTTTCCGGAATTACCGGGTTATATAAAGGAAGCAATTTCAAATTCTGTTTATAGTAAATATAAACAATATAGATATGATATTCAAACAGGTAAGGCTTCAATACCGTCATTTAATAAAAATCAACCAATACCTTTTAAAGCAAGAGCTATTAAAAATTTAAGAACCGAAAATGATGATATTGTTTTTGATTTTTTAAATAACATTAAATTTAAGTTTGATTTTGGTAAAGATAAATCTGGAAATAAATTAATTATAGAAAAAATCATTTCGGGTGAATATAAATTAGGGGGTTCAAGTTTTACTGATGATGGTAAGAAGACTTTTTTTAATATTACAGTTTCCTACGAGAATAAAAAAATTGAATTATATAATGAAATTGTTATTGGTGTTGATCTTGGGATAAATATTCCTGTTATGATAGCTGTATGTAAAAATGGTAAAATGATTAGTACAAAAAGTGTGGGAAGTAGAGAAACATTTTTAGATAAAAGAAATTCGATTATAAAAGCAAGACGTAGGTTACAATCCGACCTAACTTCCGCTAAATCGGGTCATGGAATAGGTAGAAAACTAAGAATTTTTAATGATTTTGGTAGTTATGAAAGAAATTGGGTTAAGAATCAAAATCATATTTTTTCTAAAATAATAGTGGAGACCGCATTAACTAATAAAGCAGCAACGATAAAAATGGAAGATTTGTCAGGAATTGGAGATAAAAATAAATATCTATTACAAAGGTGGTCTTATTATGAACTCCAACAAATGGTAATATATAAGGCAAAACAAGTAGGTATAGAGGTTATATTAGTTAATCCAAAATATACTTCACAAAAATGTTCAGAATGTGGACACATCCACGAAGATAATCGAAAAACACAATCATTAATGGATTGTGTATCATGTGGTCATGTTGAAAATGCTGATGTAAATGCCGCAATAAATATTAGTAGAGCGGTAAAATTAAAAAAAGAAAAAGAAGAGTAATTATTTGGTATTTAAGTATTTTTTTCTTATCTTTGTATTGTTCTTTGAATATATTGTAATTAATTTGAGGCCAGTTGTTTTGGCCGTATGGTGAGGACTATCTTTACTTATTTTAGAATAAGAAAAACAGTTAGTTTTTAGAAAAATCACTCACTGAAAAGCTTCAAATTTTATGTGTGGTTTGTACATAAGTCTTTGATTTAGATGGTAAATCATCATACTATGTTGTATGATATCCACATTTGAAGGCTTTATACAACCAGAAGCTGACCTCGCTCGTGCTCAGCATCGTTGTATGATATCCACATTTGAAGGCTTTATACAACCCGACCTTGCTTTAGAACCCCATAAAACCGGTTGTATGATATCCACATTTGAAGGCTTTATACAACCTCATAATCGACTGGATCTTGCTGGTCTTGGTTGTATGATATCCACATTTGAAGGCTTTATACAACACTTCTTCATTCCCACAGCAATTTCCAGATGTTGTATGATATCCACATTTGAAGACTTTATACAACGACACCACAATGGACCCCTTGAAGTTGAGGTTGTATGATATCCACATTTGAGGTTATACAACTACAACGGGTACACGGTCATGGACCCTCGTGTTGTATGATATCTACATTTGAAGGCTTTATACAACTCATCAGCGGTGTTGACCATACTACCGCGCGTTGTGATACCCACATTTGAAGGCTTTATACAACTCCTTCCAGAACACGAAGAACTATATAAAACTTTATTGAATAGGTGATTTGTTTATATTACTCAATTTACCTATACTTAAAAAAAAACAAAAACAATGAAAACTTGGAGACTTAAGAAAATAGATTACAATAGTTTTGCATTTCAATTAACACAGAAACTAGATGAACTAAAAAGAACCGATACTGATAATATAGTAAACGTCATTCGGTCAATGGGGGTAACCATCTATAAGAATGAAAAGGTTGAAACGTCACTCTAGATTAGGCTTACAATCATATTATTTCCAATCGCTTTTATAGTTCTTTTTGCGTTATTACCAATCAATTATATTATAAGCGGTAAGTGGGGTTATAATATTAAATGGTTAAAAGATTGGGTGGATGCGTTAGGAATTTAAAAAAAAAACACTTATTTAATGAAAATACTCGAATTATTCGCTGGAAGTCGCTCCTTTTCAAAAGCAGCGGAAGAACTTGGTCATCAAACTTTTTCCGTGGATTGGGGTCCATATGAGAACATTGATTTAAAGATGGACATTAAGGAAATGTCCATCAACAATATCCCCTTCACCCCAGATGTTATTTGGTGTTCACCTGATTGTACAACTTATTCAATCGCAGCAATTAGCACACACAGAAATGGAACCGAACCAAAGAGCGAATATGCAAAAGAATGTGATTTAACAAATCAACATTTCATTTCTTTGATTAAGGAATGGTTAGTACTTAATCCAAATTTGGTCTTCTTTATAGAAAATCCAAGGGGAATGTTAAGAAAAATGTCATTTATGCAAGAATTTAAGCGACATACCGTGTGGTATTGCGTTTATGGTGATGAAAGAGCAAAACCAACGGATATCTGGACAAATTCAACAACATGGGTTCCAAGACCCGTATGTAGAAACGGAAATAAGGATTGTCACCACCAACCAGCACCAAGGGGTTCAAAAACGGGAACTCAAGGTAAGAGCAATTCATATGAACGAAGCAAGATTCCCCACGATTTGTGCATGGAAATTCTTAATAGCTTATGCTAAAACTATATATTCATACAGGTAATGGACACTATATTGGTAGTTCTGTGATTGTCGTTTCGGATAATTATGAAACCGCAGCAAGCATTATTAGAAATGAATTAAATGAAATGGGATTGGGAGATGAAAAGCTATCAATCATCGAAAATGAGATTGTTAATAACAAAATTGTGTTTTCAAAAAGTGGAGATTATTAGATTCCGAATATTTATGGTAGATAAATGTTCCAAGTTATGAATCAAAGACAATTAATAAAAAAGATATTATTGGAATTTGTTAACGAACAAGACGATGAATATCAAGACATTGCTCTGGATAATTTATCAAAAGTTGGTGATTTTAGTAAATTGCGTGAAATTGATAAATTAACTTTGCTTGGACGTTCAGGTGATGTCAATAAAACAAAAAGATTATTTTTATCAAGAATGTATGATGAAAAGGGAAATACATTTGGAATGCTTGAGATAAAAGTTAAAGTTAAAGACATTAACGAACAACCAATTGATAATAAATTTTCAAAAGAGTTTGCAGGTCAAGAAGGTTATTTGCTTCCAGCTATACAATATTTTGATAACATTCCTTATGTGAGTGTTAAATTTAAAGAATTTGAGTCAATTGATTCGCATGTCGCTGGTGGTGATTATAAATCAAGGTTTATTCCGTTAGCAAACGTATATCCAATTTCTCATGATAAAATTGATGATGAATTTGTTAAGCATCAAGAAAAAATTGACCAAGGAAGGAAAAGATTTCGTGATATGTTTGGACCTGATGAGTTTTAATTGTTATATTTTAACAAAAAGAATTAATGACAAAAACGTTATTGGTGGATGGTGAAAACCTATTTAAAATTGGTTTTCATGCAATTGATTATCATTATAAAGAAAAACATATTGGTGGAACATTTCATTTTATAAATACGTTAAGAAAATTATTGGATAGCGACAATTACGATAAAATTGTTGTTTTTTGGGACGGTGAAAACAATTCCGCAGCAAGGAAGAAAATATATCAAAAATACAAGCAGAATAGAAAGACCCCTATGGAAGATTTTATCTTGGAATCTTTCATGTATCAGAAGTTTAGAATCAAGCAATATCTTGAGGAAATCTTTGTAAGACAAGTTGAAGTCGCTGAGAATGAAGCGGATGATTTGATCGCATATTATTGCAAGATATCCCCCGATGAAAAAAAAACAGTATTCTCCGCTGATAGAGATTTACTTCAGCTAATCGATAAGGATGTTTCGGTGTATTCACCAAATACAAAAATGACTTATAAATTTGGGGATAAGATTAAAATCAAGCAATATCATATTCCCCATTATAATTTAATCACCTATAAAATTATGCTTGGTGATAAATCCGATAATATTTCTGGGGTTTATTCTTTGGGGGAGAAAAAGTTGATGGATTTTTTTCCTGAGATACTTGATAAACCGGTTTCTTATTCCGATATTTTGAATAAGTCAAAGGACTTGGTTAAGGAAAACAAAAGCAACGTTTTAAAAAATATTTTAAGTGGTAGAACGAAAGATGGTGAACATGGTGAAGACTTATTTAAAATCAATGAGCAAATTATTGATTTATCCAACCCCCTCATATCTGAGGATGCAAAAAAGATTGTCGAACTTTATTATAAAGAACCTCTAGATCCCGATGGTCGGGGTTATAAGGGATTCATCAGAATGATGACCGAAGATGGATTCTTTAAATTTCTCCCAAGATATAATGATAATTGGGTTGATTTTATTAAACCATTCTTAAAATTAACAAGAAAAGAAAAACGAAATTTTAATAAATAAAAATAAATAACATGGGATATAAATTACAAATAGGGGTCACAGATTTTGTCGAAGAGGTTCGTTATCATGGAACGATGATGATAGACACATCAGCTTATCCCCAAATGGATGGAATGACCGAAGAAGAATGTATTACTTATATTGAAGAAAAAGCCAAAACAATGCAACCATATGAAGATGAATTTGGATTTGATTCTTTATATGAACAATTGCAAGAACGGGACATCGTTAATACCAAAATACTTGATAATGAATATGAAATTTATGTTAACTACTAAAAACAAATAATAAAATGAAAGAACAAGATTTAACAAAGATGGAGTTTTTAATTAAGCTCAACAATAACGTGGTAATCCAACGATATTTTAATGTCAAAGATTATAATCCCCAAGCTAGACGATCTATGGAATTATATGAAAACATTAGAGATATTGCAGAATCTTTGCAAAGAAAATTAAAAATCAAGACCGTCACATATATGTTGGATAACTATTATGAGATTGAGGAAAACCCTCAAATAATAGAAACATCAAACACAGATGGTCCCGAAACATTTAACATTTATGTCAGGGTAAATGATGAGACAATTTGTCATAGAGTGTTTGATGCAAAAGTGTACCCCCCAAAGGTCAGATATACGATGGATATACGTCCAGAAGCAAAAAACATTTTGAGAAATTTGACTGACATTTTTTCAGAGAAAAATTTAACTACCGAGTACCTCGAAATTAGTCTATGATCGTACTATTTAGAAGATACTAACTAACACAAACACATGGGAAAAGATAAAAATTTTGAATATTTAGGGCAAACATTTCAGCTTCAGTTGATTAACCAAATTATCATTGATAAAACATTCGGTTCTTCAATTATTGATGTTCTTGAGGTCTCTTATTTTGAAAACAAATATTTCAAAATTATTCTTCAATTCATAAAGGAGCATTATGTAAAATACAATGAAATTCCTTCTTTTAGTACATTAAAGCAAATTATCAAATCTGAACTAGCACAAGACATGCTTGTGAAAGTTGCGATTGACACATTAGAATCGGTAAGAAATATTGCAACCGATGGTGCTGAGTTCGTTCAAGAAAAAGCTTTAAAATTCTGCAAGCAGCAAGAATTAAAGAAGGTCATGACAAAAGCTCAAAAGATAATTGATGGGGGTGAATTTGAAAATTATGATCAGGTTGAATCGTTGGTTAGGAATGCTCTTCAGGTGGGTGAGTTGGATAGAGGACAATTAAACGTTTTTGACGATGCTGAAGACGTTCTAAAGGAGGATTTCAGACATCCGGTCCCTATGGGTATCAAAGGAATTGATAATGCCTTAAAAGGAGGTTTGGCGAAGGGTGAGATTGGTGTTATTCTTGCGCCAACTGGCGTTGGTAAAAGTACAATTCTTACAAAAATATCAAACCATGCCTATAATCTAGGTTTTAATGTTCTTCAAGTCTTCTTTGAAGATAATCCAAAAATTATTCAGCGAAAACATTTTACCCTATGGACAAAAATTAAACCTGATAACTTGACCGATGAAAAAGAGGCGGTTCTTTCTCAAATTCAGGAGCTTAAGAAAATGGAAAATAAGTTGATTCTTAAGAAATTACCATCTGAGACATTAACAATGTCAGCTATTAAAAATCAAGTCAGAAAAATAATTTCTGAAGGAATTAAAATTGATTTGATTTGTTTGGATTATATTGATTGCGTTTTACCCGATAGACACAGTGGTGATGAATGGAAAGGAGAGGGTTCTGTTATCAGAGCGTTCGAAGCAATGTGCCATGAGTTGGATATTGTTGGATGGACCGCCACGCAAGGTAACCGAAGCAGTATTTCTTCAGATGTTGTAACTAATGACCAAATGGGTGGTAGTATTAAAAAAGCGCAGGTTGGTCACGTAATCATTTCGATTGCAAAATCAATGGAACAAAAAGAAGCTAAATTAGCAACACTTGCAATCACAAAATCAAGAATTGGTACTGATGGTATTATATTTAAAAATTGCAAATTTGATAATGAGATGTTGGAAATTGATACCGAATCGTCTGTGACGTTATTGGGTCATCATGAAGAAGTCGAGCAAGCGGTAGAACTTGCGAGTAAAAAAAGATTAGCGGAATTGAATTCGGCTAAAGTAAGTAGAGTTAACTAAATAAAATAAAATATAGATAAAAAAATGGACATTTCACAAGAGATATTAAGCAACATTACGGTTTATATGAAATATGCTAAATATGATGCCGTAAAAATGAGAAGAGAGACATGGGACGAGTTGGTTACCAGAAATATGGATATGCATATCAAAAAATACCCCCAAATTGAGAAAGAAATTCGTGAGGTTTATAGGATGGTTTTTGATAAGAAAATCTTACCATCAATGAGATCCTTGCAATTTGGCGGTAAACCTATAGAAATTAGTCCAAATAGAATTTATAATTGTGCTTATTTACCGATAGACAACATTGATGCTTTTAGCGAGACAATGTTCTTGCTTCTTGGTGGAACAGGTGTTGGTTATTCAGTTCAAAAACATCATGTTGAAGAATTACCCGAAATTCGTAAACCCAATGTTAACCGACATAGACGTTATTTGATTGGTGATTCTATTGAAGGTTGGGCTGACGCAATTAAAGTTCTTTTAAAATCATATATTGGTCAAGTGACCTCAACAATTCAGTTCGATTATAGTGATATTAGACCAAAGGGTGAAAGATTGGTCACATCTGGCGGAAAGGCTCCGGGACCACAACCTCTTAAGGATTGTATCCATAAAATAAAAAGTATTTTGGATAACAAAGTTGATGGTGAAAAGTTATCAACAATTGAGGTTCACGATATTATTTGTCATATTGCTGATGCGGTCCTGAGTGGAGGAATTCGCAGGGCGGCTTTGATTTCTTTATTCAGTGCAGATGATGATGAAATGATTGCTTGCAAATCTGGTAATTGGTGGGAATTAAACCCACAAAGGGGTCGTGCAAATAATTCTGCTGTTTTGGTTAGACATAAAATTACTGAGGAATTCTTTATGGGTCTTTGGAAAAGAATTGAAGCATCTGGTTCTGGCGAACCCGGAATTTATTTAACAAACGATAAAGATTGGGGGACAAATCCTTGTTGTGAAATTGCACTAAGACCATTCCAATTCTGTAATCTTTGTGAGGTAAATGTTTCCAATATTGAGTCTCAAGAAGATTTCAATAGCAGAGTTAAAGCCGCTACATTTATTGGTACATTACAAGCTGGTTATACTAATTTCCATTATCTAAGGGATATTTGGAGAAGAACAACCGAGAAAGATGCTCTTATTGGTGTTGGTATGACTGGAATTGGTTCTGGTTTTGTATTGGGTTATGATATGAAAGAAGCAGCCAAAGTTTGTAAGGAAGAAAATGCTAGAATTGCTGAATTAATTGGTATTAATAAAGCAGCAAGAACCACAACAGTAAAACCATCTGGCTGTATGGAGGCAACAACTAAGATAAAAACTAATTTAGGGGTTATTTCATTAGAAGAAATCTTTAAAGTAAACGAATACGATATTGATGAATTTAAAGAAAAAAATAATATTTGGTTAAACCCCACACAAAAAATCTATGTAAAAGATAAAAATAATGATGATAAATTAATAACTAAATTATATGTTAATGGCGTTATTAATGATTTAATTATGATTGAATTTGAAAATGGTGATGTAGTCAAAGTAACACCAAATCATAAATTTTTAACAAAAGATAATGGTTGGGTAAGAGCGGATGAATTAACCGAAAATCATGAAATAATAAATTATTAAAAAAATACTGTTAAGCCTTCGTTTTTTATAAATTGTAATATTTATTTAAAAACGAAGGCTTAATAATGAAAAATAAAAAATACACAAACGAACAGATTATTAAATTTAATAGGTTGAAAAGTTACTTGATTCATAAGTATGGACATGAAATTGGGAATAAAAACTATATTTCCCTAATGAGGGGTATGTCGTTAAAAGTTTGTATTTTTAAATTTGGTAAAGAAGAGGGTTTAAAATTTTATAAAAATAGAATTGAGAAAGATAAAATTAAAAATACATTAATTGGTTTTATTAAACGATATGGTGAAATTGAAGGCACAAAAAAAT